CAAATTGTTAGGGCTATTGATTACGGGCAAGATTGTATTAGTAGTGGCAGACCTTACAAAGATAACGACCAGGCAGGGCACTTCTATTCGAGAGGAGCGCATGGTTCAATAAGGTTTAATCTTTGGAACATTCATTCTCAATCAATAGCCGACAATCAATATAAATCAGGTAATATTAGTGGGTTTACAAATGGTTTAATTAACCGATACGATATGAATTTATACCAATTCATTATTGACCTACCGATTCACTACCGAGATTTAAAGTTGACTAAAGTTGATATTATTGAAGCGACCGCAAAAGCTAAAGTTATCGCTAAACAGATTGAGAAAAGAAAGCGCACAACGGAGGAATTAATTGAATTAAGAAAACAGATTAACAAACACATTGGAATTTATGACTGAACGAGAAATATCACAGAATCTACTAATGGCTTACATAAACATTGAAGCAGCGAAAAAATCTATGCTTGTGTTATGGGAGTTTAGAGATAAGATTCACAACAAAGATTTCATTGAAACAATAAAACAAGTTAAACCTAAACTAAACTATTTCACTAAACAAATTGAATCAACTTTACTTGCTGACCCACGTTTCAAAACTGAACATTGGGAGCAGATTGAGGAGAAATGTTACGAATGTTTAGAGTTGGTTGATGAGGAGATAAAAAAGTTGTAATTGTGCAAAACTTGTAAAAGACTATTTGTTTTTGTGAGGTAAATTTGTATTCGATATAATTGTAGTGGGTTATATCGTCTTATTGAAAGCATTAAAGAATTGCCCGAAGCACCACTACGCCGAGGGCAATTTTATTTTATGGCAACAGGTTACGAGTTAAGTAGAAATTGGTTTGATTGGTGTTTTGAGAATCCAGAGAAGATAAGCCCAAACCACACCGCATTGTATTTTTTCATTTGCGAACATTCAAATAGGATGGGCGGTAAAATTAAATTTGGTTTGCCTACCACAATGGCGAAAGATGCTATTGGTATACGTTCATACAATACATACATTAAAACCCTAAACGATTTAGTTGATTTTGGTTTTATAGTTTTGGTTGAAAGAAGTAAAAATCAATACTCAAGTAATATAATTGCCCTATCAAATTTTAATAAAGCACATAACAAAGCACTTGACAAAGCATTGATAAAGCACACGACAAAGCAACTTGAAAGCACACAACAAAGCATTGATAGTATAGATAAACAATTAACAATAAACAAAGAACAAGAAACAAATACTATCTATCCTACCTTTGAAGATTTTTGGGATTTATACGACAACAAACATGATAGAGACACTTGTCAAAAAAAGTGGGATAAGTTAACCCAAACCGAAAAACTTGAAATCATGGAATACTTACCCGCCTATATTGCATCAACACCCGATAAAAGTTTCCGTAAACACCCTAAAACATTCCTAAACAATAAATCTTGGAAAAATGAAATCATTAGAACAAACAAATCAGAATCAGAACAAATTGCAAGCATTGGACAACAACAAGCAATTAGTTTCATCCTCAATAAATGAGGTTGCGCAGGCTTTAACTATCTTAAGTAGTGTTAGGAATAACAATAGCACACCCGAACAAATACTTACCGCATCCACTTTGATAAAAAACGAATACCCTAAATTAACTTTAGGCGAGTTGCAACAAATTATCTTGGATGGGATTATGCAAAAGTTTAATAATACCGAACACACCCAATACAATGATGTTCCAAGTTTGATGCTATGGCTTAAAATATCTGAACGTAAAAAATCACTAAACTTTCCAAGATGACATACGAAGATTACGGAATAGAATTAAAGTCAAATAAGACAAGCGGGGAAGTAGTTACAACTTGTCCGCAATGTTCACATTCTCGCAAAAAGAAAAAGGATAAATGTTTATCTGTCAACTTGGATAAAAAGGTTTGGCACTGCAATCACTGCTCTTGGAAGGGTTTTTTAAAAGAAGAAACCAAGAAAGAATACTTTAAACCGATATTCACAAATAGAACCAACTTAGGCGAAAAAGAGTTAGCATGGTTTGAGAAAAGAGGTATAAGTAGCGCAACAATAAATCATTTTAAAATTACTTGCCAGGTTGAATGGATGCCACAAAAAAACGCAAACGTAAATACAATCGGGTTCAATTACTTTAGAGATGAAGAATTAATCAACACGAAATTTAGGGATGCGGAAAAGAATTTCAAACTTGTAAAAGATGCAGAATTGATTTTCTTTAATTTAAACGCATTAAAAAATCAAAGTGAGGTGTATATATGCGAAGGTGAAATAGACTGTCTTACATTGCATCAAAGTGGGCTAATTAACGTAATATCCGTTCCTAATGGTGCGCAACTTGGAAACAATAATTTGATTTACCTTGAAAACTGCCTAAAAGAAATAGAACATATTACTAAATTCCACTTGTGTACAGACAATGACCAAGCAGGTAGAAAACTAAGACACGACCTTGCTGAAAGATTCGGGTTTGAGAATTGCGATTATATCGTTTTCGGGGATTGTAAAGACGCTAACGAGTGCCTACAAAAATACGGGGCTGAAAAGGTGATGGAATACGCTTTAAGACCGATTCAATTCCCACTTGAAGGTAGTTTTACTATTAGCGACCTATCAGATGAAATAGACGATTTCTATGTTAACGGATTACCTAAAGGTGCGAAAACGGGTATTCCCGATATAGACGAGTTACTTTCGTTCCATGAAGGGTATATAAGTGTTTTAACGGGTATTCCTTCGCATGGTAAAACTACTCTTTTAGACTTTCTATTAGTCAGATTACTTGTTAATGAAGGTTGGGCGGGTGCTTTTTACTCACCTGAAAACAAACCTACTAAACTTCACTTTAGTAAAATCGCTCAGTTACTTACGGGTAAAAGTTGGGATGGGTATAACCGATTGACTAAAGCCGAGTTAGAAATGGTCAAAGAGTTTTTAGACGAGATATTTTGGTTTATCAAACCTGAAAAAGATTATACCATAGATTCTATTCTGTCAAGTGTTTTACAACTTAAGCGAAGGAAGGGTATTAAATTCTTTGTTATTGATGCTTGGAATAAGTTAGAACATTTAGAAGATTCCACAACGTACATAGGTAGGGTATTGGATAAGATAGCGGTATTTTGCGAAACAAACCATGTTCATTGTTTTTTGGTTGCTCACCCTACCAAGATGAAAAAGCAGCAAGATGGGCTAACTTATGAGATTCCTACATTATATGATATTTCAGGAAGTGCCAACTTTTATAATAAGGCAGATACTGGGCTTTCAATTTACCGAGATTTTGAAAAGAACAAAACCTACTTAATTGTTCAAAAGATTAAGTTTGAACATTGGGGTAAGACTGGTAAGATTGAGTTAAACTACGACCCGATAAGTAGAAGATACTATTTAGGCGAATTGGATAGGATGCCATACATAAAAGAAACCTTAGACGGCATTAAACTAAACCTTTACCGAAATGAAGATGAATTTATACCTGCTAAACTCCCATTCTAATGATAACAACTATACCAACTGCTTACAAGGATATTAAATTCCGCAGTCGTTTAGAAGCGAGATGGGCGGTTTTCTTTGATACTTTAGGCATAACCTATCGATACGAGTTTGAAGGCTTTAAACTGAATGATGGTGAATATTACCTGCCTGATTTTTATCTACCTCAATACGCTATTTACTGCGAAGTAAAACCGACTTGGGAAGAAGTATCTAAAAATGAATCCACGTTTAAAAAGTTTGGATTAACTAAACAATGGCTACTTTTACTTGTCGATACGCCTAACATGAATACTACACGACTTTATTCCTATGGCGATTATACTAATGTAGTGCCTTTTGTTAATCTACTGATTTCAAAGTATGGCAACTTTTGGGGCAGTAGTTACCAGGACGGAAGCGATAAGGATAAGTTTAGGGATTACAACCTTTTTAAATTAGCTTGTGATACGGCTGAAAAGTATATTTTCTATTAAATCTCACCTCCGAGATTGAGCGACTTAAAAAAGAAATTGAGGTATTGAATAATATTAGTGAATTATGAGTATTAAAGAAAAATATACGATAAAATCTATTGATAGCAGCGTTTGTAAGGAGTGGTGTTTAAAAAAACATTATGCTAAAAGGATTCCGCCCATTGAATACTCGTTTGGATTGTTTAATAGTGAAAAT